ACTTCTAAATTGTGAACGATTAAGTTTGTGTCTATGGATTACATATTCACATTCATTCATGCTTGTTGCATTAGGGTCTGGAAAAAAATCCCAAATACTTACAAACTCAATTCTAGGTACACGGACTTGAACAGGATCATAGCTACGCTCTCCATCTTCATCAGTCCATCTATTTAATGTTTTATTAAAATTAAATGGGCCTTTAACAATTCCTGTTCCAAATAAAGATGCTTCAAACAAAGAGCTTCTTATTTCACTAGCACCATTAGATTCTTCTATTTGATCATGGATTAATTTTTCCATGCGTCTTGCTGCTTTTTGTGCAGGTTTTATTTCTGGAATCTGTGGATTTGCAGATGGCCCTGTAGTTAAATTATTAGCAGCTTGTTTATCTAAAGGCTCTACTACTGTTAAAGTTTCTCCTGCATTTAAAGTTTTGCCATCTCCTTCATATCCTACATCAAAAGGATTTGAAGGTGTTTCTACTTCGCTGTAAGTTTCTGCTTCACTAGTTTCAATTCCCGGCACAGGATTATTAGTATCTAGATGTGCAATTTCTGGAATACCTTCTGGTATTTTAGTTTCTGACACACCTATAGGAAACTTATTGCCTCCAAAGATAACATCTACTAATTGACCAAAAGCTGCAAGAACTTTTGTTTTAGTAACTTTTACAAATACTCTAGATTTTTCTGATTCTCTAAACTTTACATTCTTAGGATACAATCCACGATAATTATGATAGGATGTCATCCATCTATTTTCATCGGCATCTCTAGCTAACTCAGCAGAAGTAAATCTGTCTTGTATAAGTCCGGCAAGTTTATTATTTAAATCTTCTTCAAGATTTAAGTTCATACCTTCTTCATTATCTACCGATTCAAAGTAAAGACCATCAGCATTTTGTATTAAAGTATTTTCTTCTTCAGCCATATTAAAACCTTAAACAACCACGAACGCCACCATAGGCAGCGTCCATGATTAAACAGTTATGATCTATTGATCAGGTGTTGTACCCATGTGTAAGAACTGCACTAAATAAGTTACAGTCGTTGCTGCCGTAGCAAGATTATTTGCTAATGGCGTTAGACGAGCATGAAGTGTTCTTGCACTAGCTGTATACAAAGTACCTGCTATAACAATAGCTTCACTTGTAGCAGGGCCACCAACCACACCTGCTGTAGTAGATGTACTTACAAATTGGTTTGCTGCATGACCATGTGAGTTTTGAATAATATACAAAGGTGCATTAGCTGTCCAAGTTACTGCTGAACCACCATCATCTAAGATAGCTTTTTGATCAATAATTTGACCACCACCTGCTGATGTACCTAAATCAAAATCAACATCATCCCCTGAAGCTCCTGCTGTAACAATGTTACCTGCGGGAATAGCAATAAGGTTACGAATAATTGTATCGGCAGGTTGTGTAAAACTAACATCAGTATTTGTATCAGCCGTAACTGCAATAGTTCCTGTAGTTACAGAAGTCCAAGAATGTACCATATTCTCAGCCATTTCTCTTACATCACCTGTTCTAGCAGAGTTCCTGCCTGTATCTCTAACATTATATACTGGATTTGCCATTGGTTATTTCCTCGCTTGAGTTATAAAATTATTTTACTAATAGCCAAATTCGCTATCAGCCGGGGTATAAGCCTGTTCCAAATGTAGATTTCTTATTCTGCTAAAAGAATCTTGTATTCTTGGTCTAGACATTATTAAGTAGCGCAGAGCATCATAAGCGTGATCTGGCGCATGAGTATCAACATCTTCGGGGTTTGAACGATCCAGAGGAATACTTTGTAGCTCCCGTATCAGGTTAGGACAAGTATTAAATATCTGTAGTCGTGGCCTACCGCTTTGTTGCACTTTTAAGTATTCGTGGATTTGTATCTTTCCTTGTATCCTATTTTTATCGGCCCTTCGTAGTTTATGACCTGCACGAATTAAGGACTCACCTACTGTTGGGCCTGTAGTTCCTGTCCTAGCCCACGCTGCCGTGTCTAAAACTCCTTGAACTGAATAAGGATCACTTAATTCCATTTGAGTAATCCTATCTCCTAAGTCTACTCCTGTCAATCCTTTTTGATATAACTCTCTATAAATTATAAGAGTACCGTCTGATGGGTCTACTGTTCCCCATACACAAGAACTTTCAGAAGCATATCCATAGTCAATACCTTTTATGCGTTCCCACGATATAGGAATTTCAAAAGGTGTAATAACGTGTATGTCTTGTTCAAACTCGGTAAAGGCTGCTCCTTCATTAACATCCCAATTACCTTCTAAAAGCTGCTTCCTTTGAGTTGGAGGTAATGCTTTTAGCATTTCTTCATATCTACCATCTTCAGCTAAGTAAGGATTATCATCTAACCTAGCCGGAATAAACTTTCGAGTTAAGTTGTCTTCTCCAGTAAACGATTCGTTAGGTGGATGTGGATCAACATATCTCTTCTTTACCCATGTAGCCCCGACACCGCCCGGATTAGCTGTACACCGCATATAGGGTGTAATCTCAGGGTCGGTCGTTCTTAGGCGAGAAGCGAGATAATTCCATCCAAACTCAGTGGGCAAGTGAGTGATCTCGTCAAAACCAATCCAAGAATAGGCTTGGCCCTGATACCGATATACATCAGCATCTCGCTCTAAGAAGCCGAACTCTACTTTGGCTCCGCTTGGGAAGTTCCAAAGTTTTTCAACTTCTTTGTACTTACACCCCGGAAATGCTTTGGGGTAAAGCTCCCTACTTTTATCTATGAGTTCTCTTAACTCTGGCATAGATCGCCTAAGTATTAAAGCTCTATGCGCTGCTCTGTGTGCAAAGCGTAGTGGGTCAATAAGCATAGCATAAGACTTCCCACCACCTGCTGCACCACCATAAAGTACATCTCGTTCTGGTGCTGCTAAGAAGTCTGTCTGTGGCCCGTTGTTAGGCTTGAATATAACATTGTCATTGACTTCTTGCTTTAGAGCTTTAGGTACTTTATCTAGTATATCTTCAGTAACAATTTTATTAGTTGTTTTCTTTTCTAGTTTATTTAAAGTTTCTTTAGAAGCATTTAATGAATTTCGTTTAGCTTCTAATCTTTGTTTTAATTTTTTTGTTCTTCTTTCTTTATCTTTAACTGCTCGTCTTGCTTTAATCTTTGCTTTAGTCTCAGAGTGGTAGTTATACCCTCTACCTTTAGACCCTTTGGGCCTTCCGGTCTTTTTACGGGGAGTACCATCCTTTTTAAGTATGAAGTTCCCGTCTTCATCAGTTAGGTAGTTCTGTGGATTCTCTTTCCAATCTTCCATTCGTTATAATTTTCTTTAGCCCTGTGTGGCTTAAAGACCTCCCAGTTTTATGTTCTATCCAAAGACTTCCTTCTCGTAAAGAAAGTATACCATCTTTTACCATAGAAGATACACTCTTTAAAACTTCTAATTGATTTTCTATAGGCTTTAAAGTTTTATTATCTTCAGATAGTTCATACCCAAATGGGATTGTGCTACTTGATCTCCGCTTTTGCATCTATAATAATCTCATCTTTAGCCGGGAGTATGAATAAACCACCTTCTACTTTGTGGTTAACATCCATTCTTTCCTGCTTACCCAAGCCAGTTCTATCCAAGATAGTTTGAGCAGCTTGTATCCTAATGTTAGCCTGTGGAATTGGATCATCGGATTCCATAACATCCACAAGTTTCATAGCTGCTTTAGGTGCGGATTGCGCGAGTATGTTAGAGGCTAGTTCGATTATTTCGTTTTTAAGTGCTTGTACGACCTGCCAATGTCCATTTTCGGAATATCCGGCTAACTTTGCAGCTTTCTTAGGATCACCCCCTGTTTCTATCAGATGGTCTAAAAAAGTCTGTTGCTTGACTGTTAATTCTTTTTTCATAATACTGTATATTATACATAGTTTTACAGGGTTTGTCAAGTCTATTCTGTCACAAATTGTAACTGTGCTTGACAAATTAAAGATTTATATGTATAATACTATAGAACCCACCGGGGTTCACTACATCCCATACAGCCCCCTCAAATCCTTAAAGGGTCAGGGAACGCTGTCTTCTTCCTCTAAAGACACTTTAGAGTCTTTAGAGTTCCCGCCCTAACTGGTTGACACTCTAAAACCCTCTAAAATGTATATCAACTATAATATATACTAGTAGGGGGTAGTGGCCTCCTGCGTACCCTACTATAACTCTGGAGGTTCTATATGAAACTAACTAACTATTACCCATCCTATAAAGAACTCCGAAGGATTTTATGCTAAAACTTTAAAGCATTTTAAAGTTCTCCAGAGAATTAACATCAGGTTTCCAAAGAATTATGGAAACTCCTGAGTCTTTAGAGTAGCCTTAAAACTTTAGAGAACTTTAAAATTTACAATGACTTACTAAATTAAGTATTGAAACTATAATAATTTAAAAGAGTTTATAAATTTCTAAGCATAAAATAAAAATCCCCACTACTGGTAGAAAGATTCTTTGGAGAACTTTAGAGTTTTTATAAAGTACATGGAGGTACGGTGTTCTTAATTCCAGAAGTCTTCCATGACACTTTAGCCTAGAAGAGTTGTAACGTGTTGAAGTGACACGGCCACAACATCAAACTCCACCCAGTTAATTTAGAGTTCCGCGCCAAAGACCTTTCTTAATAAATAACCGCCATTTCATTTTGTTGGGTCAGCAATAATTATTTCCTTAAAATTTAATTTATTGAGGAATTTAAAGACCCCCCAAGCGAGTGAGGGGTTTGAAATTCCTCTGAAAACATAAATTAAATTTTAAAACAGGAAATAATTATGACTATGCAACCAAACAAAAATCAGTACATGACAGTTGAGCAATTTATTAAGAAAGGTCTTCTCGACAACGAAGTAGATAAAAAAGATTCACAAGACCTAGCAGTATTCAATGGGTGGAGTTGGATTAACAGCGTGGCCTACAACGTCACTTCAACACTCCTTGAAGATAATTCGGAGATTCAAAAGAAATATACTGGAAGAATTTATAGCAGAATAAGAGGAACTATTATTAGTAAAGTAGTTTCTCAAGATAAAAATGTATCTGCAAAGAAATTCTTCCAGATATTTCTAAATCCCAGAAAGATAAAAGGAAATGAAGTAAGGCTAAAGAAAGCAGTCATGGAAGACTTCTGGAGTTATGGAAAAGGTTTAACCCTCAAAGAACTTAGCAAGTAACTCTAAAGTTCTCCAAAGAATCCCTGCTTTTTTAAGTGGGGATTTTTT